AGTAAAAGCAAAAGTTTTACACAAAATTACCGAAAATGATGTAAAAAGGCAAGTTAAAGACTACCTATCACTCAAAGGCTGGTTTCACTTCTACAACCTTGCAGGTATGGGTGCATATAAGGGCATTCCGGATATTATTGCAATCAAGCAGGGCAGGGTGCTGTTTATCGAATGTAAAAGACCAGCCAGAGGAAGCAAACAATCACCAGGGCAAGTTAAGTTCCAACAGAACCTCGAGGCTCAAGGCGGGGAGTATTTATTAGTCAGGGATGTTGAGGATTTAGTAAAAGCAAAAGTTTAAATTAATTAGGAATAGGAGGAGAAAGTGAGAAGTTTAGTTGTACGAAAAGTTAATATCAGATTATCAGGGCTTTCTAAAGGGATTGGCAATAAGGTATAAACATCACGGATTTGATGACATTTACCAGCAGGGCGTTATGCTACTTATTGAGGCACACAACAAGGGCGTCAGGAATATTAAGACAAGCGTTTGTAATGGCATCCGAAAATATTGCAGGGATGAACAAAAGTACAGGGACATCAAGAAGGGAACATAATGTTGCCCTAAACCACCGATAATTGAGCCAGATGAGTGGTGTTCTGGTGGTGTTTATGTTGTTTATTTCCAGGATTACCGATGCAAAGGTGGTGATTCAGATATTAAATAGCAGGGAATATGAAATTATCTATCTCTATTATTTTTGTGGCTATCTTGAAAGGGAAATAGCGGAAATGCTTAATCTTCATCAGTCAACAATAAACAGAATTAAGCGGAATGCGTTAGACAAATTAAGGGAAATATTAAAAAACTGACAATACATTTATATTAAGTTACCTTCAAATATCTTCATAGCGGGCTTATTTTGAGCCCGTTTTTTCTATTTTATAAAGAAAATTAAAAATATTTAGTAAATCATGCATAAATCAGGGTAAAACTTTACCTTATATAAGTAGAGGGTAATTATGTCAAAAAACAAAATTGAATTTATAGCAAGTTTGCCACCAATACAATCTGCAATCAATATTGACGGGCAGGGCAACGGGGCAAGGATCAAATTAGATATACCAGCAAGTGAATTAGTCCATGTAATAGCGTTGCAGAAATATATCGGAGAAAGTTTTAAGGTTGTGATTGAAGATGAGTAGAAGAGTTACAAAGGTAACACAAAAAGAACATTTTTTAAAAGCATACGATAACAGCATGGGGAATGTAAGCGAAGCATGCAAGGCTATTAATATAAGCAGAAAAACCTTTTATAAATGGTGTCAAAGTAATGAAAAATTTAAAGAAAAAATTAATGAGATAGATGAGAGTTTTATTGATTTTGCAGAGGGACAGTTAAAAAAGAATGTTAAGCGTGGAATACAAAAAGCAATAGAATTTACTCTTACCAATCGTGCCAGAGATAAATATTCAAATACGCAGACCGTAGAACACAAAGTTCCAGATGTGGTTGAAGTAGTCCATTATATTCAACAGGGGCCGCCACCTGAAATAAAGGAAAAGCCTATTGGCAACAGCAGTACAAACAAAAAGCAAAATACAGATACCATATAACTTCCAGCCTTATTACTGGCAAGTTCCGAGCTTTAATATGCTTGAAAATGGCTATAAGCGTGGAATATGGGTAGACCACAGGCGTTGCGGGAAAGATATCAGGTGTATCAATTTGATTATCAAGCAGATGTATCAAGAGCCTGGATTATACTTTTTAGTCTATCCAACACTCAAACAGGGGCGAATGATACTCTGGGAAGGCTACACTGATGAGGGGAAAACCTTTTTAGAAACCTATTTGCCACAAGGATTACTGGCTTCCAAGCCGAACTCTACTGATATGAAGTTCCGTATTTACTCCAGGAATGGTGATATATCAATGCTCCAGGTAGTAGGAACAGAGAATAATCGTTATGAGGCTATGAGGGGAACTAACCCAAGGGGCATTATCTTTAGTGAATATTCCAGACAGCATCCGGGGGCATGGGATGTAGTTAGACCGATATTGCTCAAAAATGGCGGTTGGGCTATCTTTCAGTCTACACCAAATGGAAATAATCATTTTAAGGACTTATGGGATATTACAGCAAAGAACAATCGCTGGTTCCGGTGTTTGCACACTGTCAAGGACACTTACGACCACGAGGGTTATCGTTTAATCTCTTTGGCGGACATAGAAGAAGAACTTGCCACAGGGCAGACAGAGGATTTTGTTCAGCAGGAATATTATTGCTCATTTTCACAGGGGATAGAAGGAACTTATGTTGGTAAGTTAATTCAGGAATTAGAAGATAATGAAAGAATAGAAGATTTGCCTTATGACCCGACTTATTTAGTCAATACCTATTGGGATTTAGGGATTAGAAAAGATAGCATGTCAGTCTGGTTTGTTCAGCAGGTAGGGCAGGAAATACGTTTCATAGATTTCGAAGAAGCAACAGCCAAGACATTTACCTATTGGGCTAAAGTATTGCAGGATAAACCGTATCTGTATGGTAAGCATTTTGCTCCTCATGATATCCAACACAGGGAAATGATTGGAGCAGAAGACGCAGCCAAAAGCAGATTAGCTCATGCTAAAGATGTTGGGATACTGTTTAACAAGACACCTTTTGCCAGCTTTGAAAATGGAGTAGAAGCGTTAAGGGGATTGTTGGGCTTATGCAGGTTTGACCAGACAAAATGCAAGGCAGGATTAGACCACTTACGCAAATGGGGCAAGAAATATAACAAACTTGAACAGCGTTACACCGAAACAGAGAACGACAACGAACATTCCCACGCAGGGGCAGCTGCTCGATATGCAGCAATCAATATCAGACAAGCACAGGGATTTGATGTGTTAAAAACACGAGAGGAAAAGCATTTTAAGAATGTATTCAGGAGAAAAAGGTCTTATGGCTCAGCCATGAGCGTATAGGAGAGTTAATTTATGCCAATTTACCAGCTTAAATGCCCCAAGTGCGGGGCTGAAACTGAAAAGATATGTATGATTGCAGAGAGAAATAACCAGCCTTGCGACAAATGCGGGGAGTATATGAAAGTTCAGATAGTCCAGGGAATGGGAACATTCCTGAAAAGTTCTTTGCGGATCAAGCAAAGGCATTTAAAATGGATCAAGGAAAGAGGTCTATAACCATGCCAACAGGACAGGGATTAGTAACTATAGGCGTTAAACCCAAGACACAGACCAACAGGATAGTCAAGCTAAAGGATTTCTGGGACGAGGGCTATAAAGGGCAGTTTGAATATGTTTTAAACGCTACCCGTAACTATGGCTTTTACCTGGGGGGCGATAAGCAGTGGGATGCAAGGGATATTGCCATTTTAGATGAGATGAAGCGTATGCACCTATCCCTGAATATTATCTTCCCGATTATTAACCTTCTGACGGGCTATGAACGGCAGAACGGCATGGATATTAAGGTATTCCCCAAAAAGGGCGGACTGCAACCTGTTGCAGAATTGCTGACCGAGCTATGCAAACATGTGGAAGACCAGTCTAACGCACAGTATTTGCGTAGTGCCATGTTCTTAGACGGGATTATCTCAACCAAAGGTTTTGTATCACTGGACATTAAATATGATGATGACCCCTTTAACGGGGAAATAGCAGTTGATGTGGAAGATCCTTTTGATATTGTAGAAGACCCGAACAACAAGAAATATGACATGAACTATGGGAAATATGTTATCAAGTCCTATTGGGGCGATAAGGAGCAGATTAAGCTCATCTACCCCAAGAGCAAACAGGATATTGATAATTTAAAATATGATGATTTGGACAACAGGGATAAAACTAAAATACCCGGAAGTGATGTATCACCGGATAAGTTTAAGTGCAGAGTCCGGGAAACATGGTGGAAACATTACGAAAAGGCAACCTTTCTGATTGACACCATCAACATGAGCTATAAGAGAGTGCATAAGAGCAAGATTGATTTATTGAAGGCTATTCTGGAAAAAGACCGGAGGCGTGCAGAGGAAGAGGGAAGACCCCCAATCTTTGCAGTCAGGGAGAATGTTATCCCCGTTATGAACTGCACCACCACTTTAGGGGATATTGAATTAGAGCATATTGAAAGACCATTCGGGGAGATGACAAAATTCCCGATAATCAGATTTGTACCGTACTATGTCAACGGAAACTGCTTAGGCGTGGTAGACAACTTAATTGACCCGCAGAAAGAGAAAAATAAGAGGCGTTCACAGGCAATCAATATTATCAACAGTAATGTTAATAGCGGATTTTATAACCACGAAACAGAAGGGGCTGACCCTGATATATTGGAAGAACAGGCAACCGAGCCTGCACCTGTAATCAATTACAAGTCCGTAGCACCTAAAAGAATAGAGCCTCCCCAATTACCCGCAGGTCATGTTCAGCTTGAACAGCTTGCAGAGCTTGACGCAACGAAAATCAGTTCAGTCAACCAGAATATGCTGGCACAAGGTCCAACTTCTGAAAGCGGAGTTAAGGACAGACAGCGTATTAATCAGGGATTGATAGGCAGTGAAATAATTTTTGATAATGTGAGATATTCCCACAAAATATACTCCGAAACAATCGTGGATTTAATCCGATACAACAATACTTTCTCAACTGCCGAGATGATGGCTATCGCTTCTGAGGCAAAGTTAGAGCAGAATGTAGACCAGCTGCTTGAGGCTATAAGAAGCAGAAAGATAGGAAAATACGGAGTGGAATTATCAGCCAGTCCTACCAATCCGACTATCCGCTTTGCCAACTTTGAAATGTTACTGGATATGGCTAAGATTTATGGAGAAATTATTCCACCTGATATTGTTATTGAATCTTCTGATTTACCAAAGAAAGAGGAAATACTGGAAAGGTTAAGGCAACAGGCACAGATGCAGGCACAAATGGCACAACAGCAGGCAAGACAGCAACAGCAACGGGGGCAACAGACACCACAGCCGACCCAGAGAAGATTAGCCAAACGATAACAGGTGAATTCCCCTCATGCAGGGGCAAGTGCATGAAATTCATCTATCCAGATGTAAAACAGGAGCTTTAGAAATGGTAGAAGAAGTTAAAGAAGTAACCGAGGAAACCCAGGAAGGGCAAAAAGAAAAGTATTACTCGGAAAGGGAATGGAAAGGGCTTTTATCTGACAAGCAGAGAGAAGCACAGGCAAGACAGGAATTACAGGCAAGACTGGCAGCAAAGGAAACGCAGTATGAGGACAGGATTGCACAGTTAGAGGCTAAATTAGCCGAAAAAGAGTCTAACATAGGCGACCCCGATGATGTTGCGACTGTTGCCACCTTAAAGAAGGAAATAGCAAGGGTAGAGAAAAAGCTGCTTGATATGTATACCAAAGAGCGTATCAATGAAAGTTTTGCCAAAGCCCAAGCCAAGTATGCAGAAGATAAAGCAGGAAAAGGGTTAAGTTTTGAAGAAGTCAACGAGGGAACGAAACGAATGATAGAGCGTAACCCCAAATACAGGGAATTGATCCTCAATGACCCCGACCCGGGCGAAATGGCGTATAAGGTAGGACTGCAAGATCCTGTTATTGCCAAGCGGTATGAAACATACAAACAGACTATGCCAAGCGGGAAGGTTACTTCTAAAGAAGGTTTAGAGGGCAGCGCTGCCGCCAAGAGTGGCTATTACTCGCAGGAATATGTCAAAAAAATGAGTAAGACTCCGGGCTGGATTACAGCCAATCTTGACAAAATCAGAGAAAGCCAAAAGCAGTGGGACAAGCCGAAAGAATAGGCTTGTTTAATACCCGACCGCTGGGTTAAGCGGGTTTTCGTCTAACTTCAAGACGCTTAAAGGGAAGGAATTAACATGATTGTGATGCTTATAACTTGAATATAAACTTTAACGAACATTGAAAGGAGTTAGACAAATGTCTATTTTAAACGCAATTCCTGAATTATGGAATGCCGCCATGATGGACGAAATGCAGAAATCCCATGTATACGGGAAAATCTGCCGATGCAAAATTGATGCACCTATCAAAAGACAAGGCGATGCCGTTCATATCAGCGGAATAGGGGATATTGATATCGGTAGATATACCGGAGGCGATATTTCCTTGCAGAACTTAACTGATGCAGGGGTAACCCTCCGCATTACCGAAGCTGATTACTTCAACTTTATCGTTGATGATGTAGATGCTATTCAGAGCAATTCCGCTTTAATGGCTGAAGCGACCAGAAAAGCCGCTTATAAGATGAAAGATGAAGCTGATAAGTTCATCTATGACACTATGGTAGCCAATGCCGCATTAAGCGGACCAACTGAAGGGTCTTTAGATGTAACTGCTGCAATCAGTAATATAGCTGAAATGGACTTGCTCTTGAAGGAAGCGGAAGTACCGAAAGAACAGAGATGGATTACCATGCCTCACTGGATGGGAACTAAGCTCTTACTGGCTGGTATTTACCACGCACAGGACTTGAAGGGCAATATCAACGGATTTGTAACCAATGTACTCGGACCTGATTTGTACGAAAGCGGGCAGAACGCCGCAACTGTAATCCTTGCAGGCTCTTACGGGGCAGTGGCTTACGCTGAGCAGATTATTGAAACCGAAGCCTATAAACCTGAAAAGCGTTTTGGTGATGCTCTTAAAGGGCTTCATGTTTACGGGGCAAAGGTTGTCAAACCGAATGAATTAGCCATAGGTTCGTTCACCGAAGCTGTTGAAACTGCAATCTAAATTAGAGGGGGGCTTTCAGCTCCCCATTAAGTTTTTGAAAGGAGTATATATCATGGCTGTATCTTGTAACAATGTAACTTTAGAAGTTAATACTGTAAAAGTCCTTGCCGCTGATGCCGCAACTGAAACAACTGTAAATAAAGCAGAGGCTTTTACTATTACCCCGACCAAAGCGGGACGGAAAATACTGATACTGGTAACTGTTGCCAATTCTCATGGAACGGTTGTCTGCTCTTTAGGGGCTGGCAGTGAGTTCTGGGCGTCTGATGCACAGACCTTTAACGCAGTAGAGAATAAAACTTCTGCTTTCCAGATTGAGGATGTAGCAAGGTTTTTGACCAGTTCAGATACTATTGTTTTAACCCTCACCCCTGCAACAGGTAAAAAGCTGCTTAGCGACCACGCTGCTACCGTGCAGGTAATTGAACTTGTATAAATCCACAGGGGCAGGCAAACTGCCCCTAACTTTATTTTAAGAAGGTGATAATAGATGAGATTTTACTCAAAGATAACACGCAAACCCAACTCGGTAATCAAGGAAATCAGGGAAGGGGATAAAATCCTCTCCCAGAAAAGGTTATGCGTATTTATAGACGGGGTATGTGATACCGACGATCCGAAGGTAATCGAGGAACTGAAGAAGCACCCTGATAAATTCAGCGATAAGCCGTTCCCGAAGAAACTTGACTGGAAGACGACTGAAGAAGGACAGAAGTTAATGGAAAAGGGCAAGGAACTGGGGATTGATATGGAGTTAGGCAATAACTACAAGAATATCCGGAAGGAGTATCTGGAAAAGCTGATAAAGGAAAAGGGCGGGAAAGTAGCGGCTAAACTTGCCAGTTATAAAGAGATTGTATCTAAGGCTAAAGAACTTGATATTCCTACCCACAGGCGGAAAAAGGAAGAGATATTAGCTGATATAAAGCAAAAGGAAGTGATTAAATCATGAATAGAACTCCTGACCATGATATGACTGTTAGGGGAAGTATAGCCTTCCCGACTGTATATTCCACAGGAAGCACCATTGACGATAATGCAGCCGCAGGACAGAAGGATGTACCTGTAACTGCAACGACCAAATTTACTGCAGGGGACAGGGTGATTATCGGGCGTGGCACAGCAAGGGAAGAGGAGTTTGTTGTTGACTCTGTTGACGCAGGTGTAAAGATTGTGTCTAAAACCGATTTGACCTATAACCATACTGTTGATGCTACTACTACTGTTAATGCCGAAAGTGCTGCCGAGCAGAAGGTATTAAAGGTAACTGCCACGACAGGATTTGTAGTAGGGGAGCAGGTTTTAGTTGATGAAGGGGAAGACCATGAAGCGACCTATACCATTTACAGTATTCAAGCTGGCGTATCTCTGACTATGGTTGAGGATTTAGCTTTTACCCATGATGCAGCTGAAACAGTTGCACAAACAGGCACAAAAGATGTTGTTGAGGTATGTATGGCAAGTTTGTCAAATGTGATAGATAAAGCCCATTACAAGGATATAGCCTTATTCCTTCCCTCGACGTGGGTTACTGCCGTTATAACATTTAAGGCTTGTGATACCCCAGACGGAACATTTAACGATGTTATTGTAGCTGATGATGTCGGTGATGTAACCATAGCCAGTGTTGCAAAAAGCAAAGTAATTACCATGAACGGGGAAATCAGAGATGCCCTGACAGCATTGCCATATATAAAACTGCAATCGGGAACGACAGCAAGTCCTGTAGACCAGGGGACAGGCTCACCTGAAGTCAATTATGTATTAACCAGATAAGGGGTAAATGATATGGCTATAACCAAAGCCGCTATTTTAACACATCTAAACAGTGAACTTAACCGAAGTGAAACGGATATAGACGAGCATATCCTGTCAGCTATGAAATATATCTCTCTTACTGATGACTTTATCTGGATAGAGGCAACCGTATCTGTTACCGCTGGAACTGTTTATTATTCCCTTCCTTCTGATTACAGGAAGTTAATGACAATTCACCTGACAGATGAAAAGCCGTTAGAGGAAATCACATGGCATCAGTACCGAAAAAGGATTGCGGGAAGGACAGATGAAGATGACAGGGATAAACCTACCTGTTTTGCCATTCACGGGGGATTCTGGTATCCTTACCCGATTGCCGATGATACCTATACTGCAACACTTCATTATAACGCTTATGTACCCGAATCAGAAACGATAGATGATGAAACAGTCAATGCAGTGGATAATATAGACCGGTATTTTTCGGATATTTTTCGGGATGCCTTAAATACCCTGACAAAGGCTTATTTCTGTATGAGCAAGACCTTAAAAGAGGAAGCCGCCGCTTATTTTTCAGTCTTTAAGAATATCGACCTTCCCCCTTTAAGGAAGCTGGTGCAGAGGGAAATTAAAAGCATTCCCTACAAAGATTTATATTAGAGGTCATTATGGCAAAACAGTTATTCGGAATATTCTCTCCCCAACTGGGCGAAAAGAAGGATTATCCTGTTATATTACTGGATAAGGTTGTTCAGGTTGACAACAGGAATATTATCCGCAAATACGGGGAAGTCAGAAGAAGGCAGATGCGTGATCCTGATATGCTGGACAGCGGAGGGGATAAAACCCAGACTCCAGACGGAAACCCGATTATTCATTATCACACCTTCACCAAGCGTTCTACTGCAACCCAGTATGTAATTGCCTTTACCAAAGCCAATATCTATGTCTGGAATACCTCAGATAAAGCATGGGATTTAAAGTTTACCTGCAAGGCTGATGTTACCGAATGGTCTACTGTTACCTATAATGACATGGTAATTGCCACCAATAACAGCGATATGGTGCTTTACTGGGATACTACAGGCTATTTCATGCCCCTGCAGAATACGACTCCCACCAACATAACAGCAGCGACACAGGCCAATCCATGCCAGATAACTTCAACGGCTCATGGGCTGGTTACAGGGGACAGGGTATGGATTACAGGTGTTGTCGGTATGACCGAACTGAATAACAGGCAGTTTGTTATTACCAGAGTTGGTGATGATACCTTTACTTTAGATGACGAGGATTCAACAGGATATACGGCTTATGATTCAGGGGGTACAGTAGAAAAGTTTGAAGGGATAGACTATGACGGCTCTCATTTTCTCACTAAGGCAAAGTATGTGACCACTTTTGAGAACTTTCTCATACTGGGCTATACCTATGAAAACGGGGTAAGTTATCCCCAGAGAATACGCTGGAATGCTATCGGTGATGAAACGGCATGGGATTCAGGAGATGCAGGGAGTGCAGAAACAGAGGGCGGGGATTTTATTACAGGCTTTCGTATCTATTCGGGGCAACTGGTTATCTTTAAAGAAAAGTCCAGGATATTACAAAGGCTGGTATCAACAAGTGATGTCTGGGTATGGGATAAATTGCCAGGGAATATCGGCTGTTTATCCAATCACTCTATCGTGGAAGACCCTGACGGAAGGGTTTACTGGCTGGCAAGCGATAAGACTTTCAGGGAGATGCAGACAGGAGAGATATCCCGTGAGATAGACCCCATTGTAAAGCTGATAGAGCCTTCTTCTGCTCATCTGGTTTGCGGGGCGTATATCGACGAAACAGGGGAAATCTGGTGGAGTATTCCCTATGACAATGCTTTGAATAACAAAGTTATCACTTTTAAGAATGGAGCCTGGGGGGAGCTGGATCTGGCTATCCCGGCAATAGGAAGTTATAAGGAAGCGTAACGTTATGAGAAATATTATTATTATTGTTTTGTTGTCTCTGGCTTTAGCGGGGTGTAGTACTGTCTATAACCTGACTGCTTTTATAATGCCTGATGATGTGGAGTTTATAGAGATTGTAAAAAGCCTCGATACTCCTGAAAAGATAGGGAATTATATGCTGGAAAACTTTGAGTATGACAGCAAACAAAGAAATGTATTATTGAGTCCATATGAGCTTTGGAAGGTTAAAAGGGGCGTATGCGGTGATTTTGCTACTTTCGGTATGTTTGTAGCGGATTATCACGGCTATGAGGCGTATTTTGTAATGATATATTTTGAAAATACAAATGACTCTCATGCTATTGCAATTTACAAAGAGAACGAAGGGTATAACTATTCCAGCAATCAGAAGTATTTCTCATTATACGCAGAAAATATTAATGAGATTATAGAGCATTATGATATTTATGACTGGCGTTATTCCGTAAAGAAATACGAGGTGAAAAGCTAATGGGCTGGGTATTACCAACAAATCATAGTGGGACAGATACAAAATATTGGAGTTATCCCGAAAATGCCTACGATAATGATACAGATACGATTGCCTATTCTATTGTCGGGCAAGGCAGCTGGACAGGGTGGATGCAATTAAATAGAGCTTCTATTCTGTGCAGTGGGGTAAGATTTAGTGCAGGGGAGATGTCCGGCCCGCACTCAGGGCTAACAATAGATATTGACCTGTACTATGATGGTGCGTGGAAGGACTTATTTCAAGGCACTTTTACTTATAATACCTTTATAACCAAAACTATCGGCTCTAATAAAAATGTTACTGCTATGAGAATAAGGTTTTATAACAACACTGGGCAAAACCCTGCTATGCCTTTGGTGAGAGAAGCTCATTTTTACGAGGTTATACCGACTGCTCCATCAGTAACTACGAATGCCTGCTCTGATATATCAGGTAATTCAGTTAAGGGTAATGGAAATATAACAAATACAGGTGGAGTAAATCCCACTGAAAGGGGTTTTTGCTATATCGAAGGGGCATCTGGAACACCGACTACTTCTAATGACAAAGTTTCTGATACCGGTAATTTTAGTACAGGGAGTTTTAGTAAGACTATATCAGGATTATCTCCTGATACTACTTACAGAGTCAGGGCTTATGCGATAAATTCAGAAGGTACAGGTTATGGAACGACTGTGTCTGTTACAACAGCAGATGTACCGACTGTAACCACTACCACACCGGTTACAACTAAAGATCATGAATCAGCTACTTTAGAAGGTGAAGTTACTGACGCAGACGAACAAGATATTACCGAAAGAGGATTTGAATACAAAGAAGGAGAAGAAGATGAAGTCTTAACTGTATCAGAAGAAGATGATGATTTTGGTACAGGTGCTTTTTCTCTTGAAATTACAGGGTTAGAACCTAATACAAAATATTATTTTAGAGCTTATGCAGTAAACCCTTCAGGTACAGGATACGGAGAATGGGAAAGTTTCACTACTAACAAGACTACCCCGACTGTAACTGTAAATTCTATGACTGATATACTTCCCACTACTGCAACAGCTAACGGGAATATCACTTCAACAGGCGGTGAGGACTGCTCTGAAAGGGGCTTCCAGTATGGGCTTACCAAAGTTGCAACATGGAGTGTCAAAGATGATGTGGGTGGTTATGGTGCGGGGGTATTTTCCAAAGGACTTACTGATTTATCCGCTAATACAACTTACTGGATAAGGGCGTATGCAGTCAACAGCGAGGGAACTGGTTACAGCGAATGGCTGCAATTCCAGACAGCTGCTGCTGGAATTATCCCCACAGGAACATTGATCAATATCTGCTCTGATTATTCAGGCTATACCTATAAACTTATGCGTTCGGAAACGGATGACGGGGAAACATATACGGCTTATTTCGTTATCTCAACTGATTTAGCCAATAAACAGGGATTAGCCTTTTACAAGAGAATACTTGACATGGACTTGTATTTCAATAACGAGGATTCGGGAACGGCAACAATCTCGGTAAAAAGGGATAATGAAACCACATGGGTTTCGCTGGGAAGCGTATCACTGGCAGGCGATGATGACATTATTATTAAGCATCTGGCAGTAGATGTTAGGGCAAAACATTTCCTGTTTAAAATATCGGCATCCAACCACTTTGAGTTCTTAGGGGTATTGTTTCAGTTTATCCCGATTGGAATGAGGTAATTATATGGCAACCAGAAATACAGGAATAAGAACAGGGAAGAATATAATCCTTCCTGATATAGAGATGATAAGAGATGCTGAAACGAAAAGGATATTAAAAGAGATGATCAAGGTTATGCGGGATATGAACTTCAACTCCTACAATGACCTGACCCGCTTACAGGAAAGAATAGAGGTGTTAGAACCATGAAAAAAGAAGATATTGCACCTGATACTGTTTATTATACAACCAACTTAAATACCCTTATTCAGGTAGTCGACAAGACTGATGAAATGAAAAAAAGCGATATGTTAAAAGAGGAGTTTATCAAATTATTGGGGATTTATGTAGCCAATAGAAGCGGACTTGTCTTAGTGAGCTTTAAAGAGGACAAAGAAACGATCAACGGGTGCATGGTGATTTCAAGGCATACAGACAGAAGGGGGCAGTATCTCTATATTGACTTTGCATGGATTGACCCTGAATACCCCAAATTAAGAAAGAAGTTTGAAGAGGAAATTATGACAGCCTGTAAGTCAAGAGGTATTGAGCGTATTCAGGCAAGAATGAATCATGGTTTTAAGGCTATGGAAAAATTATACGGGGTAAAAGAGATAGGAAGAATATTAGAAAAGGAAGTGATATAAATGGGTCAACAGAAAGCACCAGAGCCTCAATTACTGGAAATTCCAGGGGCTGAAGGGCAGGCAGTCGATTATATGAGTAACCTGCTTTCCAACTATCAAGCTCCCAAACAGGATATTCCATTACAGCAGATAGCAGGGTTAAGCGGAATAGAACAGACTGTTCAGGGATTGTTAAAGGATTATCTGGGAACAACTGCTACGGATAACAAGGCGTATCAGTTGGGTATGGCTGAACTTGAGAAAACCTTAGGCGGTGAATTTTATGACCCCAGAGATTCTGATTTCTGGAAAGGGTATCGTGAAGTATCCCAAATGGAACAGGAACAGGGCGTTGCGGATATTAGAAGAAGGGGACAGCTTGGGGGCGGACTGTATGCAGAGCCAAACCAGCGGACAGAAGCGGACTATATAAAGGGCATGGGGGCTACAAGGACTATGCAGTTGGGGCAATTATACGAGAATGAACGCAACCGAAAGACCAATTCAGTCGCACAGGCGTTGGGCTATGCGGGATTTGAAGAAGAAGGAATGACCAACCGACTGCAGTTAGGATCGTCTATCGGCTCTATTCCCAGAATGTTACAGCAGGCAAAATATGACGCAACTTATAATCAGAAGTTGGGACAGACACAGGCTGATTATGCTTCTGAAGTGTTAGGGCAGACCGTTAAAATGGGGGCGGCACAGCAGTTAATGCCCCAATGGTATATTGACCAGACCCAACCCGCAGACCCGTTAGGCGGTATGTTAGGGCTTGTTGGAACTATAGCGACAGCAGGTAAATAAGAAGGTGGTGATTTTATGCCTTTAGGCGTAATAACCGTGGACTACGGAAAACATGAATCTATATTCGAGAAACTGAATCCCTTTGTGGATAAACTTGTTACTGCCTACAAGCAGAAACAGTTAAACGAATGGGATAATGAATGGATGACAATGGCTATCAAGGACATTGAAAATGCTTCAGCCCCTGATACTATTAATGCCTTAATGGAAAAACAGAATCCGCCTGAAGGATATATTGATATTGAAGGTGCGACTTCATTCGCAACAGATGCAGTTGGAATGTTACGCAGAAAAGAGATATCGCAAAATACCCCCCAAAATGGGGCGTCAATGCAAAATGGGGATATATTCCCGGACAAAATGGAATTTAACGAATTATTTGCTTATGTTCAGAGTTTGCCTTCAGGGCAGGTTGACTGGAATAACACTTTGGGCTTGTTCAAAGAGAGATTGGAAAGCAAAAGAAAAATGGGTGATGCTGCAACACAGTTTTTAAACCAGATATTAGGACAGGGAATCCCCGACCAGAGGGCAAGGTTTGAGAATGATTTTAATTTGTCAAAGAATATTATGCAGACACTTTATCCGGAAACGGAACAGGTTGACCCGATTGCACAGGCTTGGGACAGGGCAGGAAAATTACCACAGGATATGAGGGCTGATTTTTTAAGACAGCAGGGGATTGATATACCTGAAGGGGATAAACTTGATTATGACGCTTTAAATGAGTTTATGAAAGCTAATAATATGAAGGTGAAAACCAGCACTGTCAATGATAAAGGCGGACAGTCTTTTGTACTTGAGCCGATTCAAGAAGAATATGACCTGAATGATATAGCCAAAATGATTAAAAATGCCGAACAGGCAGGGATTAAACTGACTTACACTAAAGACGGATTCAGTATGAGTACAACAAGCACAGCAGGGAGTAAACCTTCAAGTGATTATGAGAGGTGGCTGGCTGACCCTGAAAAGTTTGAGGAATATAAGTCTATAGAGTCTGCTACTACTAAAAAATCAAGGGTAAATGACATTCTCTTTGGGGATACCGGGATTATACCAAAGTTTATTAAAGATGAAACTATAGATATGGGTATGCCTTTAACAGAAGAAGAAAAAGATGTTATTGTCAGTAATTATAAAATCCGGAAACCTACTCTGACTTCTGAGGAAATAGCTGAAATTGAACGCTATTTCATGCAGATTGGCGTTGATCCGTATGCAGCCAAACTTCCAGAACCTGTGCCTGAAAAAGGAGAAACTGGAGTTCAGTGGTGGAATCCTTTTACTTGGGGACAGTTAGAGGAAGAAAACCTGGGCAAGGGCAGAGATAAATATGGTTATGTGATAGGTGAAAAAAAAGAAGCTAATGGTAAAAAATACGAATATATAGGAAATAATAAATGGAAACCAATATCCTAACAACTGAACAATTGTTTGGTAAAGAGAAAGAAGAAAAACAGCCTTCAGGCAGTGGTTTTGGCGGCGGCTGGAATTTATCAGGGCTTATTGAAGAACAAACAGAAAAACAGGACATCAAAACCACTGAAGAATTGTTTGGAAATGAAAATAAAATCCAAACTGAAGAAAAAACTACTCAACAGCAAAAAGAACCTGCTGAAGAACCTATTATTTCTATTCCTTTACTGGATGAGATTGCTATTCAGGAAAATAATTTAAACCTGTTAAACCAAAAATATGAACAATTAGATGTTTCAATAGGGGAAGAATATAAACTATATCAGGATTTAGGAAAACAGTTAGACGAATTAGAACCACAATTACAGGAAGCTCCGGAAGAATTGCAGTTTGCATTAAGTAATAAATACAACAAAATACTAACACAACACAATCAATTAGTTGATAAATTACAAAAGGAAACTGAACAGCACAAATCTTTATATGCTCAATTAGATAAGGAAGCAAAAGCATATAACGAAAAAATCAATACTTATAATCAACTTATACAAGCACAATCAGAAGAAATAAAAGCAAGTGAACCTGAATATATAAAAGAAAGTGATGCAAAAGATATTTGGGATGCCTTTAAATTGGGTGCAAGTGGAATATGGCATGATACTAAACAGTATTTTACTTCTACATTACCTAATTTAATATTCCAAGATATTAAAGATACAGATAGAAAATATATCGAGGATAAATTCAATTTACCTGAAGGAACTATCACTGATGAAGTAATGAATAATGTCAACCAGAAAAATCAGGCAAAAAGGGAAGTATTTAAAGAAAAATATATCAAAGGTGAGGAAAATTATAATAAATGGTTAGGAGAACATCCTGAATTAGTGCCAAGACCAGAATGGGAAAAGGGAGTTTTAGAAACTGTTAAGGAAAACCCTAAAATATTGTTTGATCCTGCTTATTGGGGTTATGTCGCTGCTCAAACAAGTGCTTTTACATTCGGTGTTATTGGAACAACACTCGCAACAACTGCGGTTACTGGCAATCCTTTATTAGGGGCTGCTGCTGGTGTTGCTGCTGCATATCCTTCACAGGCACAGGATTTATACGAGGAACTTGTTGAAAACGGGGCATCCGAAGAAAAGGCTGCTGAATTAGCTGCTCCTATTGGTGCTGTTATTGCAGGAGTTGAGGTCATTGGTGATTTGCCTTTATTAGCTGCTGTTTCTAAGCCATTTAAAAAAGCATTAACAAAAAATATAACCAATACTGTTGCTAAAAATGTTATTAAAAGTGGGATAGCAACATTTGCAAAAGTTGAAGCATCAGAAACATTGGAAGAAGTTGTTCAGGGTGCTATTCAGGATGCAACAGTTAATACTGTGAGGGAAAATAAAAGTCTTTTAAAGGATATACCGGAAACAGTTGTTCAAACATTAATTGCTACTGCTCCACTTGCTTTAATTGGTGCGGGTGGTGATGTTAAAAGTAGTATAGATATTAATAACAGGTTAAAAGAAAATATTGTTAAGGCTAATCTTAATGCTATTAAGAAAGAAATTGATAACACTCTTGAAAAGCCTGATATGCCTGAAACAGAGATAAAAACAGAAACACCTGTTGAAACACCTAAAACTGAACCGAAAAAACCGGATATAGAGATACCTGAAACTCCTGAAACAAAGGTTACAAAACAGGAAGAAACTGAAATACCTGAAGTTCCAAAGACAGAACCGAAACTCCCTGAAATACTTGTTCCTCAAAGAGATACTATTAACAAAAAGATAGATGAAATTATTGAACGGGAATTACCAAAAGTCAAGGTTAAATTTCCTGATATTACTGCTCCAGAAATCAGAGAACAGATTATCCCCAAAGTGGAAGAAGAAATAAATAAGATTATTCCTAAAGCTGATGCAAAAGCACCTGATATAGATATCCCTGAAAAAGAAATATTAGCCAAAGTTGAGCAGGTTGTTAAAGAGGAATTGCCAAATCTTAAAGTTAAACCTAAAGCTCCTGAAATACCAGAGATACCAAAACTAACAAACAAAGAAAGAGAGATGTTGGGATCATCAGTTGAAGAAGAAATGGATGAAGGTAATGCCATTTCCCATCTATCTCCAAATGTTATGAGTGAAAAATCACAGGAAAGTTTACGAGAAAAAGGGTATCTGGAAGAAGATAAATTTGTATTAACCGAAGAAGGTAAAAAAGCTGCAAATGCTATTAAACAAAGAGTTGAAGCAGAAAAAGCCGGAATACCTCTTGAATTGAGAGAAAAACCAAGAGTTATTACCGATAAACAGCTTGTTAAAACTACACCAGGGGGAAACGGGTTTTTAACAGGGCAGATTGACGGAAAAGACTTTTATACTAATTCTCATTTTATGTTAAAGGGTAAGCCAGATGCAGAGATAAACAAAGAAATAAAACCTGATCTTGAGAAAATAGCACAAACTAAAGCAGACCAATCATACAAAAAGATAGAACCTGTTTTTTATACTGATCCTCATGAATCATACAGCACAACAGAAGAAGCAGATGCAAAAAATATATGGTTTGACAACAAAGCTGCTATACAGGCTCGTTACTATGACTATATTAAAAAGAAATATCCTGACGCTGAATTTAGAGGAACAAATGATAGGGATAATATAATTCGGATTTATGATAGTAAAGATGAATTTATCGGGCTAATTATGCCTATTAGAAAAGATGGCGAATTACCTAAAAATATGTCTGAAGATAAAACTGCCCCAACTACCTCACAATCCTCGGAAGCTCCCGAAGCACTTTATGCTAAAAACTGGCAGGTTGAAATGGGGAAAGAACCTGAAACAGATAAGAGGATTAATAAAACACAAATTGTCAACTGGGCGGAAAGCTCTTTTGGTTTCCCGATAAAAGGGAAAGTAACCCATAAATGGAAAGCTGCCGGAACATTCTACCCAAGACAGCAGATAGTCCGCATGGGTAAATGGGGCGAATTATCTGTAATGGTGCATGAAATATCTCATGGTGTTGATGACCAGTTAGAAAAATCTTTAGGGGAAGATTGGAAAAGGCCAAACAGGGTAATAACATCGGAATTAGCAGACCTGGATTATGACCCAAAGAAAAGAAGAACAAGCGAAGGTTTCGCTGAATTTATGAGATACAAAATGACTACTGATAAAGCTGAAGCATTAGCACCTAATTTCAATAAATACTTTGATGATATTCTTGCAAAGATGCCCGACTTAAAGAAGAAGTTTGACAACTTAAAAGAAAAAATGGATACCTGGAATAAACAGGGAGCAGAAAACCGAATTATACAGCATATTGATTGGAAGGGTGAACATACCAACAGGGGTTTATCATCTAAAGCGAAAAAGGCTTTAGAATGGGTTAATGTCCGTTTTAATGATGAATTTTATTATCCAAGAAAAATTACTAAAGAAATAGAAAAAGCATTGGGCAAAGAATTGCCACCTACTAAAAATCCTGCCCTTATGATGGAATATAGTAAATCAAAAGCTGGTTCTATTGCCAGAACATTTGTAATGGAAAAAGCTGTTGATGAATATGGAAATGTTGTTGGTGACGGGCTAATAGATGTATTAAAACCAATCCCCAACAAAGAGATGAAGCAGTTTATAAGTTATGCAGTAGCAAAAAGGGCTATGTATCTGGAAGCAAGAAAAATCGAAAGTGGTTTTGATATAGAGGATGCAAAATACATTATTGAAAAATATAAAGATAAAGGTTGGGATAGCACTGTTAAAGAACTAACCAAGTGGTCTAACCATATGCTTGACTGGTTAGTTAATGCTGGTGCATTGGATAAAAAATCAACAGAGATAATGAGAGCATTAAACCCTGTTTATTTACCATTTAAAAGAGCATTTTTTGAAGATGTCAATGTAACAAAGGGTGTTGGTGGTTATGTTGATACAGGCAAGGGAATAAAATCAATTAAAGGTAGCGGAA